CACTTGTCCCTACACCGGAACAGACTACTTTAACGCAGCAGGAGCAGCAACCACCGTCGACCTTGATATGTGCGGGAAGAAGTTATCTGACTGCAAGTTGCGGTATCCTAATAACTCTGATCAACTCCCATTGAAAGGGTTCCCAGGCATTGGCCAGCTTAGTCAATCGATGAGATAAATTATGAAATCTGTTTTTAAATATAGGCCGAACACCTACACCGCAGACCTTAATGATATCGCAGTGTATGACGCTGTCGAACATGCAAAGTCTGAATTCCCAAACGAGTGTTGCGGGGCAATCATCGAAGGGGATTATGTGCCCTTCAAAAATGAATCTGAAAACCCTGACAATGCATTTGTAATAAGCGATCCGGTTTGGTATGATGCCTACATCGAAGCAAAAATCGACTGCCTTGTTCATAGTCATAATGATTGGGATAAGGCCTCACTTGTAGATCAGGAACAACAGCAGGAGTTAATGATTCCATCACTCATTATAAATCTTCGTAATCGATCGTTGTTAGATTGCATTGTTTTTGGGACAAAGACTCCAGCGCCTCTGGAAGGACGACCGTTTTTTTATGGCGCTTTCGACTGCTTGGCTCTGGTGGGAGATTATGTTTTTCAGGAAACAGGGTTTAGGTTACCGAATCCTCCACATGAGTGGGAGTTCTGGGCTAAGGCCGAGAACCCTATTGAGCAGATGATTCATTCCAATAACGAAATTCCTTTTGTGGAAATAGACAAATCTGTTCCAAAAAAGAAAGGGGATATTCTATTATACAATATGTTCGGAACTCGATTCATTAATCACATGGCAGTAGTGTGGAATGATCAAGGAGAAGTACTGCATCACCTGCTGAACAATGTCAGTGGGCGATACCCGATAACCTATGGCCGGAAGTATTTACAAAAAGTGATGAGGCATATCTAATGATTTATTTATACGGGAAACTCAGGGAAAAATTTGGAAAGACTATCGGAGCGAACGTTCATTCTGTTCAGGAATTAATGAAAGCTGCGGAAGCTAATCGTCCAGGGTTCAGAAACTATATTCAAAAAGATAGAAAGTATATCATCCGTCGTGGAACAGAGTTCACTAAAGCAACCCAAGTGGGAGAAGAAGAAGTAATGATGAAGTTTGGAGACACCGACTGGCATATTCTCCCCATGCCTTTAGGTTGCGGGAACGTGGCAAGAATCATTGTTGGAGTTGTGTTAATGGCTGTAAGCTGGTATGCGGGTGGTGTTTTAGGTTGGGGATACCTGGGAATTGCTGGAACAGGAATGGCAATGGGGGCGGGGCTGGTGATGGGGGGCGTGGTAGGACTTCTTACACCCGCACCTAAAGTTCAAGGCTACGGAGATCGGGAATCCCCCGATCAGCGGGCGTCGTATCTATTCGACGGCCCCACAAATCGCACTGCTGCCGGAGGGCCCGTTCCTCTGGTTTATGGTTTTGATGTTTTCGTTGGTTCAACGTTCTTATCTGGCGGCCTTGAAGTGGGAGATATCGTTTAATGGCAATAGACATTGTTAAAGGTTCAGGTGGTGGCAGCAGCGGTGGAGATGCGTACACTCCGGTAGAAGCTACTAATTCGGCGGGAGCGAACACAGTTGCTAAGTTGGTTGATCTTCTTTGTGAAGGGGAAATTGGGGGACCAGCGATTGAAGATAGTTGGTACAAATCTACCTACTTCAATGAGATCCCTGTACAAAACCTGGATGATTCTTTTAACTTTCAAGGGGTTGCTCTAGAAGGAAGGAATGGGACAACTTCACAAGAATACATTAATGGGTTTGACAGCATTGATAACACTTTCACTGTGGGTGTTCCAGTAACCGTTGCCGGTGGGAGCGTGTCAAGAACAATCACCAGTTCTGAAATTAATTCGTGCAAAGTTTCTATTGATGTTCCAACGCTCATGCATCAGGCAGATAATGGAGACATTAATGCCACAGAGGTGCGCTTTAGAGTATCAGTAACCCCTGGAAACGGGGCTGGAACTCCTCAGGTTGTTGTAGATCCTGATACCACAGGGTTGATATATGGCAAGTATACAGCTCCTTATCGAAAACAGTTTATAATTGAAAACTTATCACAGTACGGTTCTGCCCCCTGGGTAATCACCATGGAGAGAGTCACTGCGGACAGTGGCACTGTAAAAACAGTGAACGCTTTTTCCTGGTTTTCTTATACCACTGTCATCGACACCAAACTCCGCTACTATGGAAGATCGGTTGTTGGGATGACGTTGAATAGTGCGCAGTTTGGGGGGAAGATTCCGAGTAGAGCTTACCGTCTCAACGGCAGGAAAATTTCTATCCCGAGTAATTACGATCCGATTCTAAGAATCTATGACGGAGATTGGGACGGGACATTCACGACCGCAACCACAAACAACCCCGCATGGATTGTATACGACCTGCTGACTGATCCGGAGATAGGCCTGGGGGATATCATATCCGAGGACATGGTCGACAAATGGACTTTGTATGCTTGTGGTGTTTATTGTGATGAGACCGTTAGCACTACTGAGAGAGTGAAGCAAGCAGATGGTACATACTTAGACTCCGTATCGACAGAGCCCAGATTCTCTTTCAATGGGGTGATACAGACTAGGAAACAAGCACTGGAGTTGGCGGTTCATATGTGCTCGGTTCTCCGGGGCTACCCTATCTGGGCGGAAGGTCAAGTATCATTTGTTCAAGACAAGCCGATCACCTCACCGCCACGGCCAGTCGGGTTATCCAATGTGAGCGAAGAGGGTTTCACCTATACTGGCATCCCAAAGCGAAATAGACACTCAGTAGTGAAGGTCTCTTGGAACGACAAGAACCTACTGGGGAAGTTGGATGTAATAGAGCTAGTCGACGAGGAAGCTGTCCTGGATTATGGATACAACGAAATGGACTTCGCTGCCTTCGGGTGCACCTCTAGAACTGAGGCTATCCGTCGAGGACGACACGCTTTGGATACAGATTCTCACGCAAGAGAAGCCATCAGTTTTCAAGGTGGACTCGAATGGGCTGACGCGCTGCCGGGGGAACTGATCGCTGTTCAGGATCCTAATTACGCTTTCACTGTACTCGAAGGTCGGGCTAAATCTGGAACAACGACATCCTTAATTCTTGATAAGGAAATTTCGCTGGACTCTGGTGGGGTTGTCTACACCATGCTAGTTCAGCAAGCTGCAGGCGATGCAGAGGAAAGGGTGCTCAGCAACGCCGGGGGAGTTTCTACAGACACACTCACTTGGGTCACCCCACTCACTGCAGCGCCTTTCACTGGGGCTGTAGTGGTTTTATCTGCATCAAATTTAGAGACAAGAAAATTTGTTATAATCAGCGTAACTGAGGACGATGGTTTTTTCTCTGTGGCCGGAATTGAGTACGACGCTAATAAATACGCAAGGATAGACAGTGGGGTAATAGGGGAGATCCCGGTTACCACTGCACTGCACCCTCGCATACTCACCCCACCGACCGCATTGACCCTAGATGCATTTACGTACACATCTGGGGATCAGGCTGTTCGATTGTTTGGGATTCAGATCAGTTGGACGCATTCACTCGATCCGCGAGTTGATCAATATGAAATACGATTCCGCCCAACCACCGGAGGGTGGAAGTTCTTAGCAAAAACCACAGACAACAATTACGATTGGCGTCCCGTGGTAGGGGATGTTTATGACGTTGGAGTCCGGGGTGTGGGGGTTGGGATCACTTCTGAGTGGGTGACGTATACTGATTTTGCCCTCGACACTGCGCTCACTAACTTAGCGCCACCCACGGATGTAGACACTAAGGATGGGGCCGGAGTCTGGAGTGGGCGAGACTGTACTATAACATGGACACCTTCGGGGGGGTCGGAATACAACGATGTCAATGTTGGTGACAGTAATGTTGCGTATTACAAAGTAGAAATCCGAAAACCAGATACTACATTGCTGCGCTCTTTCGACACTGCCAAAGGAGCTACTGAGTTCACGTATCTGTATGGTTGGAACTCAGAAGATCACGCAGGAGAACCCTCACGGAATCTTCTTTTTTATGTTTATTCTGTAGATACGTTCGGGGTGTCGTCCAGTATTTATGATTCTGTAGCGGCTTCCAATCCCGTACCGGATATGAGTGGCGGGACTCCTGTTGTCACCGATAAATATGGTTTTCTGCGGGTCAGCTGGGTGGCTTCTTCCGACAACGATATCTCTCATTATAATGTCTACAGCGATACGGCTAACCCGCCGACAACTCTTATCCGCTCGGTTGTTCATCCAGATATCTCCCTGGACCTTACCGGCCTGGACTTTGATGTTGATTATTTCGTTCAGATTGAGCCTTGCGATCTGTTTGGCCCTGGCGTGAAATCGTCAATTCCAACGGCGGCAAATATCCAAAAAATTCCCTCAATAAATCTGGAAGTTGAACTATCAGCATCGATTACCAAAACAGACAGCGACAGCAATACTGCCGCAACCCTGCTTAAACTTTACGACGGAAGCCTGTCCGCGGATGG